GTCGCAACTGACGGAGAGGTGCTTACTGATGGTGAGTGCCTCGATAAGATTATCGAATTGGTTGAAGAGTACAAGAGCTTCAACCCGAAGGGGGTCTAGTTGGTAGGCTTAATCCTCTTTATCATGTTGTTCTTTACTCTCCCTGTTGGGATAGCCGAGGGGCAACCTTTACTTATGGTAATACCTATGCTGGGGCTGGTAACGGCTCTCTTATGGAAGGAAAGTTAATGCATCACCGATTTATTATCGGGTTGGTGGCTTTGGGGTTAGCGATTTCGCTAACCCCAAGTGCCCCTATCCATGTCGAGATTAAACCTAAGCAAGTAATCCCCAAGGTGGTTGAGATTCCGGACTTATCTTTGGATCAACTACCGGAATCGTGGCAGAAGTTAGCCATGTGTGAATCCTCTGGTCGGCTTAACGCTGTCAGCGGCAAACGCAAACAATTTCAGGGGGCATTCCAGATTGAATACCCTCGGACTTGGGTAGCTCATGGTGGTAACAAGAACAAGCCACCAAAGGATTCAACCCTGCTCGAGCAATTTTGGGTAGCGTTGCACATCTATGTTGATCGTGGCTCCAAGCCTTGGCCATACTGTGGCAAATTCTTAAAGGCTGACTACGGCAAGTAACTTGACAATGCCGACAGCGGCATTAAACTGATACCACTAAGACCCCTCCGGACTGTAGGCCGTGAGGGGCTTAGTCTTTTTATCCTCTTGGATTATCTACCGAGTAGAAACCAGCGGCTTTGAATACTGTAGGCGTTGCACTCCACACTCGAGACATCATCAAACCGCAATCACATTTAGGTGCAGCTTCTTCCTCTGTCATTTTGCGTTCAATCTCAACGCTGATCCCACACTTACTGCAACTGTATTCGTATGTAGCCATTAGTTGTTGTAACTCCCTCTGAACCTACGAAGGTTCTCTTCCGGTACACAATAGATCTCTGGCCTACGCCAGTCTGGCTTGTCTAACCATGCCGGGTTCTTAGCTTCAGCACCCATGATCCAGCCAATCAATTCGTAGTTAGGCATACCACCTCTAACAAGTACAAACTTCACATCATCTTTAGCATCGGGTCTGACTAGCAATCTACCCGACTCATGCTTTGTGTATTTAACATCTATATTCGGTTCAATATCCACGCCACCTTGGCCGAAGGCACCACCCCAGTACACGCCAAGATACTTAGCAACTGCAATCTCAGCACCGCAACCATCTACATCAAGAAGGATTCTCTGCCATGCATCCATGTCTTGAAGGCCACGCATCTGTTGGTTCTTCATCGTAGATACATAGCGTTCAATCGCTGTGTTAGCAGCGAGAACTACCTCGTATCTTTCGAGAGTTATCTTTAGACCCAAGGTGTTGGCCCTCCTAAGTGATCGATGATCTTTCTTAGTGAGCCTTGAATCTTTCTATCTACTGTTGAATCACTTATGCCCAGCTCTTGTGCAATTTCGGAGAGAGTCATTGGGTTATTGGAATACCTATTGCGTAACATCACCTGCTCATCAGTATCCAGTAAGTCAATGGCGGATCTAAGATCAATCACCATCGCCAAGATATTGCCACCCTCACTTGGCACCGAAGGTTTGCGTGGTGTTCCATCGTCTACCTTGTCGACCAGTACTGCACCATGACTGTCGAACTCGAATGCCACCGGCAACATCTTTGCAATCGTTGCTGTGTCGTAGAAGAACTCATCACCAGTTGAATAGCCAAGCTTGGCCGCTTTCTCCTTGCGAGAATACTTCTCAATGGTTCTGCGTAACCGTGCCATGATCCGTCTTGCTACCCACTTGGTCTCATCTTTGCTCACCTCGTATGCTTCATCTAACATCTTGGCTAAGTGTGGTCTCTTCAGTACATAGACTCGAAGCTCTTGAATCAGATCATCTTTATCCACATAGCCAGCAAACCTGCGATGGACATGGACTGCTGAGATATTGATTAGATCTTCGAGATGATCCTCGGCACGATCCTTCTCTTGCATTAGTCCTCATCTTCTAGCTCGATGATGGCATCCATCACGAACTTGCCGGCTAATAACATCAATGTAATTACAAGAGTTGCAAGTAAAAAAAATTTCTTCACTTATTCTCCGGCCATGTACCACGAGTAACCATCATGGCAATGATGCAATAGTTGGCTAGATCCTTGAAGGAATCCTCAATGGATTCATGCTGAGGTGTTTGACCTGATGCAAGTAGATTCTTTAGGCGTTCAAACTTATCTCCCATACGAACCATCAACCCATTGATCGGGCCACCATATGCATTGTTGATATTGCCCGGGCCGTAGTCACGCTGCTTACTAATCAGTAAGTTGCCAAGCTCATCGATAATATCCCACGAGTCAGCAACGAACTGATTCATCACCGGGTCGGAGGTAGTAGAACTACTATCTTTAGGGCCAAAGGCTGACTTGGGCTTGGGTCTAGGCTTAATACCTTGAGGCCGAAGCTTTCCAGTAAGTCTTTCAAACTCTGCATCGTCATGAGATCTACCGATTCCACGCTCATAATCGCTCATCTATTCCAAGTCTCCTTCTCAATCCTTCTAAACCCTCATCCAATACTATAGAGTTTACATCACTTCCGAGTGGAAGTGGTATCAACTCTGCGTGTTCAACTTCTTGTAGAACTTTCTCGGCCAATTCCATTCCCGGATTCGTACCATCTTTTTTATCATCGTTATCGGCCAAGACGAGGACTCTCCTATAACCACCAAACAATCTATTGAAGTGTGGTCGCCAAGCTTTGACCCCGGGCACACCCACACTAGGTAACAGTTGGCTGGCAATAACTGCATCCAACTCTCCTTCACAGATTGCAATGGTGTCTGACGACTTTTGCAGATCAACTGCGTTAAACAGTCTTGCCGGTTGGTGCATAGGTGCCATGTATCTAGGCCCCGGTAAATCATCGACTCGTCTAAACTTGAAACCTGCAACTCCATTGACGACTCGATAGGGGATGGATAACCATCCGATGAATTGGACATGGGCCGGATCACAATCGACTGGTACGCTTCCCAGCAGATGCTCGCTTGCCAGCTCCTGACTGAACCCTCGACCCTTTAGATAAGAGACCGCTTCCTCGCTTATCTTTTTGTGATATGTCAATGCCAGATCGTTTAGCAATGTCAGCCGCTCTATCGAAAGCAACACGAAAATCAACTCCTTCTTTCCACATAAGTAATGAGTATGCATCTCCACCTATGCCACAGGTGTGGCAGAAATACAGTCCTGCCTTCTCTCCGTCTGTACTCATAACAGCAGACCTTCGAGTGTCTTGATGAAAGCAACATCTAACAGGCTTTGAATAGCCTTCTCTTACCTCGCCACCATAGTATTCGACCACAGCTTTGAGAAGCTCTGGATCGGCGGCCATTAGTAAGTCTTTCTTGTCGCTGGCTTCTTCTTAGTTGTCTTCTCTAGTGATCGTAGGTAGGAGTTATACGCTTCAATCCTTTTCTCCATACGCTTCTGCTCTACTCGTGCATCGAGTGTGTAGTACAGGTGTTCAAGGAAGTGATACAAAGCAATACCTGCTACTACGATTAAGACTTGGGCTACTGTTTCCATTTAATTACCTCCACGAATGTGTCTAGTTCCATGATTACAAACGACTTACCAACGCCATGCTGTCTTCGCTTAGCGATCACAACTGGTATTGCTGGTGAAGACTTTCTCTTCTTCATCCAGTTCTTTACTTCCTTACTTGCTTCCTCTATCCAAGGCCCAAGCTTGAATGACTTCTCATTCTTTGCTTCGACCACGATAAAGCTCTGAACATTGGGAGCCCACAACCAGAGATCACCTTCATCGCTAGTGCCGGACAGTCTTAGTCTTTCAACCGGAGAGAATTCTTTATCTCTAAAGTAATCAACTAGATCTACTTCCCAACCGGTACCCTTTCTTTTATTGGCCCGAGATTGCTTGGAGTCCAACGAAGTTCACCCCCGGTCTTATATCAGCCATGCCTTGTGCATCTCTATCTGCTATCTGTACTCTCGATGGATCAATACCCAGAGTCACAAAGTTAGATGCATCTGCCGAGTGTTCACCGAATCTATTCTTAACTGCTGCAACTCTGAACTCTCCGTACTCGGGGTTCATTGCAATAGATAAAATCATCGATGGAAGTTGAGATGCCTTGCCAAGTATTGCTCGGCGTGGTGCTGGCATCTTTGGATCTCCAGTTCCTGCTTCACTCATGTGAGTGAGTGCAAGTACACAGGCTCCAGTCTTTCGTGCAACATGGTGTAGTTCAGACATGATTGCTCTAATCCCTGACCACTCTTCACCAGTAACAGAGACACAGTTCATCAAGTTATCAATTACGATCAATGCAGGTGCCATGCCATAGACCTCGCCATAAGCGAGGATCTCTAGCTCTATCGAATCAATGTCCGGCGATGGATCAAAGACCCACTTAATATGTGAGCCTCTCTCTGCCAGCAATGGGTCGAAGTAATGTGAGTCTGCATCTAAGTATGTCTCTACCTGTTGTTGAGGTAGTCCAGTTAATCCAGCAACTGTTCTAAACATCTGAGTAATGGGGTCGGTATCCGCCGAGAAGTACAGGGTTGGTACCCCAGTCTTCAAGGCGTATACCAACGCCATCAAACTCTTACCTGAGTTAGGTTGACCTGCGATAAGACACAACTGTGACTGACGGAATCGCATACCTTGTCGGCGTAAGCCTTCCCATACATCAGGTAAGGGTTTAGCAGAGGAGTTCGTACTGTGAACTGCTTGTAGTAAGTTCAACATTAGGCTGCAACACTCCTCTTTCGTTCAAGCTTTAATTCGTGACGGATGATTCTCCGTTCTATTGCAGAAGATCCTCCCCAAAAGTGGAAGTCTTCATTGTGTAATGCCCAGTTGAAACAACTCTCAAGGAGTGGGCAAGTGGCACACGCATTACGAAGCGTTTCATAA